CCGCTCGATGTGGGAAGCGAACTACGCGCGATTCCTCAACTGGATGCTCGCACGCGGCAACATCGCGAAGTGGGAGTACGAAGCCGAGACATTCTGGTTCGAGCGCATCAAGCGCGGCGTGCGATCGTACAAACCGGACTTCAGGATAACCGGGGCAGACGGCGCCGTCTGGTTCGTCGAGGTAAAGGGATGGATGGACCCGAAGAGCAAAACCAAAATCAAGCGCATGGCGAAGTATCACCCGACGGTGGACCTTCGCGTCTTTGACGCCAAGGCGTACCGAGAACTAGCTCGAATGCTCGGTCCCGCCATTCCCGGCTGGGAGACAGACGACCGAGGTCGCTCGTGAGGGTGAAACCGTGACGGTCGACCTGACGCCAGCCGAATCTCGCGTCGCTGAGTTGATCGGTCGCGGCCTCTCATGCGCGCGCGTCGCCGAGACGCTGGGCCTGACGCAGTCGACGGTTCAAGCGTACATCGTCAGCATCGCGCGGAAGATTCCGAACCCGGATCGATTGATGGCGCGCTCGCTTGTCATGGTCACTTTCGCCCGCGGCAAGTGAGATACCACACTTTTACTAATTGCGTAAACGCTCGCGCAGGCTCAACTATTCCCTCCGTAGTTACCCTCCCCCTTGACTACTAGGTTGGCGCATTGCCTCCTGACCTGACCATCGAAGCCCGCGAAGACGCAGACGTGTCCCAGACGGTCGCCCTCTCGGCGGCCGTTCGTCGTTTGGCGGCCAGTCGCCTCCTGCACGCTCGCCTCAACTGGGACAAGCTCTTCTCGAGCGCGGAGCCCCACTTCGAACGCGGGGCCGGTGCGCCATCGCCCGAGTACGCGCGCGCGAGTCTCACGCGCCAAGCGATTCGCGACACGAAAGCCCGTCGCTCCGCTGCCCGCGCCAACGCCAGCGCCGGCCACTCGCGCGCGTTCCAGCAACTCCTCAAGGCGTGCGCGTAGACATTCGCGCCGTCGGTCGCCGACTGGCCGCGGCGTTCCGCCCCAACGACGAAGCCGCCCGACTGCAAGCGCAGCTCGACACCGAACGCACGCGCACCGATACCCTCGTCGAGCTGATCCGCACCCTCGCCCGCCAGACCAACCACAACACGCTGATGCTCAAGCGGTGGTCGGAGCAGTCCGAGACCCTCAAAGCCATCGAGCAGCGCCACGCGCGGAACGCCAAGAAGAGCAGCCTGTTGACGCTCGACGAGGCCGTGGGCCAGTGACGGAGCGCCAGTCGCGGTTCGTCGAAGAGTACTTGATCGACCTGAACGCCACGCAAGCCGCGATACGCGCCGGCTACAGCGAGAAATCAGCCTACTCTCAGGGCGAGCGCCTGTTGAAGAATGCTGAGGTCCGGAAGGCGATCACCGCGGCTGCCGCTTCACGCTCGGAACGCACGCAAGTCGATGCCGATTACGTGCTTACGAAACTCAAGTTCCTGACCGAGCACTGCACAACGCCGGGCCAAGTCGATCCCCGCGGTGCCGTCGGGGCGCTGAACCTCATCGGCAAGCACCTCAAGATGTTCGTCGAGCGCGTCGAGTTGGGCGCCGATGAGTCGTTGGCCGCGTTGCTCGCCAAGGCCGCCAGGGGCTCCGGCAGTGCATGACGGTCGAAGAGGAAGCCGCCACGGCGCTCCGCGAGTGGAAAGCGGATCCGCGCAAGATGGTCTGGGATCTGTGGCAGACCACGCCCGACAAGTGGCAGGCCGACGCGCTGATGGCGTTCGCGGACACCAAAGACCCGCGCTCGAGTCGCATCGCGATGCAGGCCTGCGTTGGACCGGGGAAGACCGCCGGGCTGTCGTGGATGGGCTGGAACTTCATGCTCTGCTACTCGGACGGGATCGACTACCCGAACGGTGTCGTCACCTCGATCACGGCCGACAACCTCAAAGACAATCTGTGGAAGGAGTTGGCGAAGTGGCGCGAGCGCTCGCCGGTGTTGCTCAAAGCGTTCGAGCAGACCGGCGAGCGGATCTTCGCGCGCGAGTTCCCGAAGACGTGGTATCTGTCGGCGCGCACGTACTCGAAATCGGCGGACCCGGAAGCGCAGGGCCGGACGCTGTCGGGCCTGCACTCGCCGTTCATCCTGTACCTGATCGACGAGTCGGGCGACACGAGCCCCGCCATTCTCCGCGCGGCCGAGCAGGGGTTATCGAACTGCCGCTGGGGCAAGATCGTGACGGCCGGCAATCCGACGAGCCTGCAAGGGCTGTTGTACTTGGCAGCCGTCGAGCAGTCGGCGCAGTGGACGGTGATTCGCATCACGGGCGATCCGGACGATCCGAACCGCTCGCCGCGTATCTCGCTCGAGTGGGCACGCCAGCAGATTGCGAGCTACGGACGCGACAACCCGTGGGTGATGTCGGCGATCCTGGGGCACTTCCCGCCGTCGAGCATCAACACGCTCCTCGGTCCCGACGAAGTGCGCGACGCGATGGGCAAGCATCTGCAGCCGGACGTCTACGAGTCGATCCAAAAGCGCATCGGCGTCGACGTGGCGCGGTTCGGCCCCGACTCGACGGTGCTCTTTCCCCGGCAGGGACGCGCAGCGGGAACGCCCATCGAAATGCGCGGCGCGCGCACGACGGCGATCGCCGCGCGCATCGCGCAGGAAAAGGAACGCTACGGCTCCGAGTTGGAGTTGATCGATGACACGGGCGGCTGGGCGGGCGGTGTCATCGATCAAGCCTTGCTGGCCGGTATCAGCCTCATGCCGATCAACTTCTCTGGTAAGGCGGACGACCGACGTTACTTCAACAAACGCGCGGAGATGTACTTCCGCGCGGCCGAATGGGTCAAAGGTGGCGGTGCGCTGCCCGACAGCGTGCCCGGCCTCGTCGCTGAAGCGTGCGCCACGACGTACTGGTTCGACAAAGGCCAGTTCCGCGTCCTCGAGAAGGATCAAGTCAAGTCGCAGCTCGGCGGTCGCTCGCCGGACTACTGGGACGCCTTCGTGCTGACCTTCGCGCTCGTGGATCTCCCGACGCAGTTCGCCAACGTGCCAGGGCTCGGTCGGGTGTTGACCAACGCCATCGCGGGCTCGCGCGGCCATGCGGTCGACGACTGGGACCCGCTCGCCTAATGCCACTCATCACGGAGCCGTCGTATGGCGAAGAAGCATCCGGGGTTCAAAGCGGTGCAGTCGTCGATCGCGAAGAAGGAAGGCGTCTCGATGAAGCGGGCGGGCGCCATTCTGGCGAGCGCGTCGCGCAAAGCGAGTCCGGCCGCGAAGCAAGCGAACCCCCGACTCAAGCGCGTGAAGTGAGAGCGTCGGTCACCTTCGCGCAGGAACCGCTCTCGGCGGACCTGTGGGCGGAAGCGATGCCGCTCCTCGTCGCGCACTGGGCCGAGGTCGCACACTTCAAAGACATCCCCCTCGAGCCCGATCTGGCGGTCTACCGTCAGGCCGATGTCAACGGCGCCGTGCGCGTGTTCACCGCGCGCCGTGACAGTTCGCTTGTCGGCTATGCGCTCTTCTTCGTCCGCGCGAATCCGCACTACGCCTCGAGCGTGCAGGCCGTGCAAGACGTGCTCTACATCGCGCCCGAATGCCGCGGGGTCACGTCGTATCGGTTCATTCGCTGGTGCGACGAGCAACTCAAGGCGGAAGGCGTCGAGGCGGTCTACCAGCATTCGAAAGCCGCGCACGACTTCGGCGGGCTGCTCGAGCATCAAGGCTATGAACTCGTGGACTACATCTATGCGAAGAGGCTCCGGTAATGGCGATTAGCTCCGCGATCGCAATCGGCGCCGGCGTGACGTCGCTCGTCGTCGGGAACCAGCAGAAACAGAAGCAGAAGGGCGATCAGGCCGCGCTCCAGCGTGACCTCGAGTCGTCGATCGCCAACGCGCCCAAACCGCCCGATACCGCGAAGCTCAACGCCGATGCAGCGAGACAAGCCGCAGCCGCCAGTGCCGCGCAACGCCGGGCCGCTCCTGAGGGTGGCTTCGCCAGTACGATCCTCACGGGCGGCAGTGGAGCGCCAGCGGTGCCGACGATCAAGAAAACCCTCCTCGGCCAATAAATGGCGACGCCCATCGTCAGTGCCGCGACGCCCGCGGAGATCGAAAAGCGCCGGATTTGCGAGCAGTACCGTTCCCAGCTCTGGACCGAGCGCTCGACGTTTGACGCGCACTGGAAGGATGTCGCCGAGCACATTCTCCCGCGCCGGGCGCGGTTCACGACGTTCGACGTCAACCGGGGCGACAAGCGGCACAACAAGATCATCGACTCGTCCGCCACGATGGCCGTCCGCACGCTCCGCTCCGGCATGATGGCCGGCGTCACGAGTCCCGCGCGGCCGTGGTTCCGGCTCTCGGTGCCCTACCCCGACTTGGCCGAGCAGCCGGAAGTCAAAGACTATCTGTACGAGGTCACGCGGCGGATGGAGCACATCTTTGTCGCGTCCAACCTCTACAACAAGCTCCCGACGGTCTACGGCGATTTGGGCGTCTTCGGCACGTCGGCGATGTCCGTCATGGAAGACGACGAAGACGTGATCCGGTGCTACGACTTCCCGCTGGGGTCGTACGTGATCGCGAACGACGGCAAGCTCCGACCCCGCACGTTCATCCGTGCATTCCGCCTCTCGGTCCAACAGGTTGTCGAGAACTGGGGGAACATCGACCCCAAGACGGGCGAGCCCGACTTCGTCGCGGGTCGCCCGACGAACATCTCTCCGACGGTGCAAGACCAGTGGAACCGCGGCAACCGCTTCGCGTGGGTCGACCTCGTCCACACGATCCAGCCGAACTCGCTCTACGACGGCGTCAAGTTCGAGTCCAAGTACAAGCGGTTCGAGTGCCTGTACTACGAGCAGGGCCGGACGGACGTCGGGTTCCTCGAGCGCACGGGCTACGACGAGTTCCCGGTGCTGGTGCCGCGCTGGGAAGTGTCGGGCGAAGACGTGTACGGCACGAACTGTCCCGGCATGGAAGCGTTGGGCGACATCAAGCAACTGCAGCAGGGCGAGAAGCGCTCGGCGCAGGCGGTCGAGAAGTCGATCAACCCGCCGCTCACGGCGCCGGTGCGGCTCCAGAACCAGCGCGTGTCGATGCTGCCCGGCGACATCACGTACGTCGACACCCGCGACGGCCAAGACGGTGTGCGCGCGACGTACGAGGTGAACTTCGACGTGTCGAAGCTCGAGCAGAAGCAGCAGCAGGTCCGGCTCCGCGTGCAGCGCGCGTTCTTCGAAGACCTGTTCCTCATGTTCGCGTCATCGGACCGCCGGGAGATCACCGCGCGCGAAGTTGACGAGCGGCACGAAGAGAAGCTCCTCGCGTTGGGGCCGGTGCTCGAGCAGCTCAACCAGGATCTCTTGGACCCGCTGATCGAGCGGACGTTCAACATCATGAACCGCCGCGGGCTCTTGCCGGAAGTGCCCGACGCGCTCAACGGCGTGCCGCTCAAGATCGAGTACATATCGATCATGGCGCAGGCCCAAAAGGCGATCGGACTGGCCGGCCTCGAGCGCTTCGCGGGATTCGTCGGTCAGGTCGCGACGGTGTCGCCCGACATTCTGGACCGCGTCGACAATGACGAGCTGATCGAGTCGTACGCCGACGGGACCGGGATTCCGCCGAAGATCCTCCGCTCGGTCGACGACGCGCAGCAGATCCGCGACCAACGCGCCAAGGCGGCACAGGTGCAACAGGCCGCGCAAAACGCGCCGCAGATCGCCGGCGCCGTCAGAGACTTGTCACAGAGTCCGACCGGCGACGGTCACTCAGCGCTGTCCCAGTTGCTCGGCAATGTGCGCGCGAAAGCGCAGCTCAACGCAACGTCCGGCCCGCCGAACGTGGGGCTTAACTGATGGCGAAGGCCACGCGGAAGCGTTCACTCGTCGCCAATGCGAGCGATCCAGAGCAGACAAAGCGCGCGGGCCAGGTCACCCGCGCGCGCGCCGAGCGAGAACGCAACAACCTCAACGCGGTGCTGTCCACGCGCGAAGGCCGGGCCGAGTTCTGGCGCCTGCTCGCCGTGTGTGGGCTGCTCGAGAGCACGTTCAACCAGAACGCGAGCGTCGCGGCCTACCTCGAAGGGCGCCGATCCGTGGCGACGCAGTACCTGCAAGAAGTCACCGCGTTGTTCCCCGAACTCTACCTGCTCGCGCAGCAGGAAGCGATCGAAGACGACCAGCTGACACAATCCGCGAAGACCCAAACCGAATCCCTCCCCGATCCCTCAGACGAGCCCGCGACATGAACAACACCGGAACATTCTCTGCCGCCGGCGACGTGTCGTCGACGCTCTCGCTTGCGGCCAACGAGTCGGTCGAGATCATCCTCACCAATTCGGGCGGCCATGCGTGGCGCGTCGATCTCGAGCAACTCACGAAAGGCAACTCGGCCTACAAGAGTCTCCAGCAGTTTAGTTCGGACACCGCGACGACGCTCTACGCGAATACCACGGGCAAGCCGTTGCAGCTCCGGCTCCGCTTTGTCACGGTCAACTCAAGCGACACGGTCGCGTATACGTTCCGCGATACCGTCCCGGTCGCATCGAAAGCGCTCGTAGTTGTGTCCGGCGGGAAGGTTGGCACCACTGCCGGCTGGGTCGTCGGCGCCGCGAACAATCTCGGCAAACTCGCCACCCTCCCGCTCAACATCACGGCGGGCACGCTCGTCGTTCCCATTCCCCGACTCAGCGTCGGGGATCGCATCGTCGGCGCGTATCTCGTCGGCTCGCTCCAAGCCGCATCGGCGAAAGCGTCGTCGATCTCGCTCGACGTGCGGAAGCTGGTGGCCGCGACGAGCGGCGCGACCGATTCGAGCGTCGTTGCCATGTCGACCGCGCTCAGCGTGACGGCCGATACGATCGTGAGCAAGGCGAATACGCAGATCCAGTGCAGCGAGCCCGTCGCGGAAGGCGTGAGCTACTACGCGCTGATCACCGCGACGACGTTCAACGACGCTCTCTCGACGCAGCAACTGCTTGCGGTCGTGCTGCAGATCGTCCCCGCGTAACCCTCCCCACTGAGGCTTTCCATGTCCGATGATGTGAACTCGACCGCGGCGCCGGGAACACCCGGCACGACAGCGCCAGCCAACACCGCCGACGCGACAGCGCCCGACGCTCCGGCGGCTGATGCACCGCCAGTCGTCGCGGATGCTGCCACGCCTGACGCACCAGCGACACCCGATACGCCGGCCGTTGTCGCGCCGGTGGTTCCTGAAACGTACGATTTGAAGTTGCCCGCGGACTCGACGCTCGATCCCGCCATCGTGGAGAGGACAGCCGCCATTGCGCGCGAGCTGGGACTTTCGAACGAGGCCGGACAGAAAGCGCTCGACTTCGCGGCCGCCGAACGCTCCGCGGCGGTGCAGGAATACGAAGCGGCACGACAGCCGGGCGGTCCGGCGTGGAAGGAGAACGTCACGCGGCTGGAAGCCGAAGCGTTGGCGGATCCCGAGATTGGTGGCTCGCCCGAGAAGTTGGCGGCGTCCGCTGAACTGGGGAAACAAGCCCTCACGAAGTTCTTCCCGCCCGAGATCAAAGCTTTCCTCGATGAGACCGGGCTCGGCTCGGACCCGCGTGTCTTGCGTGGGCTCGTGAAGATCGCGAAGGGCATGGGCGAAGGAAAGCTCGTGCTCGGCGGGACCAGCGACGGCGACAGCAACAGCGAAGAAGCGAAACTCGCGCGGATGTACCCGTCGATGGTGAAGAAGTCGGCGTAGACGCAGTAGACACTCCCCACCACAAACCACACGCGGCCGCCTTCATCGGGCGGCCGTTCGCATTCACCCTATGAGGATTCTCCCATGAAAACCCTGTTCACCCGGTGGCCGATGCTGCTGGCGCTGACGCTCGTCGGCCTGTTGGTCGGCTTGGCGGCGCCTGCGTCGGCATCGATCGCCATGATCGGCTTCGCCGGTACGGCCCTGGCGTCCGGCAACCCAACGCTCCTCGATCTCGCCAAGCGCCTCGATCCCGGCGGCTCCGTGGCCGACGTCGTCGAGATTCTGAACGAGACGAATGAAGTGCTCGACGATATGACGTGGCTCGAAGGCAATCTCCCGACGGGGCACCGCTCCGTCATTCGGACCGGCATTCCGACGCCGACGTGGCGCAAAATGTACGGCGCAGTTGCCCCCGGAAAATCGACCACGGCGGCCGTCACGGATACGTGCGGCATGTTGGAAGCCTATTCGAACGTTGATAAGGCGCTGGCGGACATCAACGGCAACACCGCCGCGTTCCGCATGTCGGAAGACAAAGCCTTCCTCGAGGGCATGTCGGAAGAGGTCGCGGGGACGTTGTTCTACGGCAACCAGGGCACGGAGCCGGAAGCCTTCACGGGCTTGGCTCCCCGTTTCTCCGGTCTGACGGCCGCGCAGTCGGGCGACAACATCATCGACGCCTTCACCGGGTCGGGTGGCGATCTGACGTCGATCTGGCTCGTCGTCTGGGGTCCGCGTACGGTCCACGGCATCGTGCCGCAGGGCTCGAAGGCCGGCTTCCAGCAGCAGGATTTGGGCGAGACGATGATCCAGTCGTCGAGCGGCAACTATCAGGCGTACGTCACGCATTACCGCTGGGACGCGGGACTGTGCGTCCGCGATTGGCGCTACGTCGCGCGCGTCGCGAACATCGACGTGTCGGAAATCTTGGTCGCGTCGGACGCGAAGCGTCTGATCACGTTTATGATCCAGGCCGTCGAGCGCATCCCGAACTTGGGCGCGGGCCGGCCGGTGTTCTACATGAACCGGCGCGTCCGTGAAGCGCTCCGCATCGGCATCATCGAGAAGATCGCGAACAACCTGACGTGGGACACGGTCGCCGGGAAGCATGTGATGACGTTCGACTCGATCCCGGTCCGCCGCTCCGATCAGATCCTCATCACCGAGTCGCGCGTCGTCTAACCGCGCTTTCCTCACTCAACTTCTTCGGAGTTTTCACATGTCTATCATGGATTCAACCCTCGAGTTTGCCGATGCGGTCAGCGTCGCCGCGGTGGCAAGCACGATTCTCGTCGGGAACCAGATCCCGCTCACGGTCGCGCGCGACGTCGGCAACGGTCGTCCGATCTACCTCGTGATCACCGTCGACACCGAGATCATCACGGGCGGCTCGGCGGGCACCATCAACTTCCAACTGGCGTCGGATGCACAGGCCGCGATCGCGACCGACGGTACGGCGACGGTCCATTGGGACAGCGGCCCGATCGTGACCGACGATTCCGCCGCGAACAGCGACTTGTGCAACGCGGGCGCTGTGGTCGCGTGCCTCGCGCTGCCGCTCGAAGGCAAGCCGTACGAGGCCTTCCTGGGCATTCTTGCCGTCATCACGACCACGACAACGACGGCCGGCAAGATCAACGCCTGGCTCACGCTGGATCCGCCGGTGTGGAAGTCGTACGCCAACTCCGCGAACGCGTAAGCGATAGCGGATACGCATGACACCAGTCCGGCGCCGGTGGGGGCGTCGGCTGGTGGCATGTCGTGTGGCCGGTTTTCTCTCCGGTCACGCTCCCCCACCGCCCCCATCACAATTCATTCCAGAGGATCGCATGGCGAGAAAGAAGACGAAGGCATCGGACACTTCGGACACCGACGAGAGCGTCGAAGTGTCCGGCATCCCCGTACGCGCAACGCGGATGGGCATCTACGCCAACATGCGTCGGAAGGCGGGCGACGAATTCACGATCACGAGCGAAGAATGGCTCGGCTCGTGGATGGAGCGTCTCGACGGCGGGCCGAATAAGGGCGAGTCGGCCGAAGACACCGAGGGCGCTGAGTAATGGCGAAGTACACGGCGGCGCAGCTCGGCATCTGTAACGCTGCGCTGCGCCACCTCGCCAACAAGGCGATCAAGAGCATCACCGAAGCGTCGGAGCCGGCCGCCGCGTGTCTCGGATTCTACGACCAGACACGCGACGAAGTGCTGCGCGAGTTCCGCTGGCCGTTCGCCACCCGCTTCGCCGCCCTGACGCTCGTCGGTGGCACCGCCACGCTCCCCGTGACGCTCGAATGGCGGTACAGCTATCGGTTGCCCGATGACTGCTTGGCGCCGCGACGGATTCTCTCGGGCACGCGGCAGGAGACCGAAGACACGCGGATCCCGTTCGACACCGCGAGCGATGCGACGGGTGGACTGCTCTACGCCGATGTCCCGCCGGTCGTCGCGACCGACACGACGCCGCAACTCCCGCAACTCGAATACACGGTGGTCGTCGCGGAAGCGCGGTTCCCGGCCGATTTCGCGCAGGCGTTCGCTTTGAAGCTCGCGTTCTACATCGCGCCGGCCGTCACGGGAGGTGATCCGAACAAGTTGGGGCAGCGCGCGGGCCAGTTGTACGAGATGCTCCTCGCGCGATCGGAATTTTCGGCGATGACGGAACGCCAGCGCGATCCGGCGCCCGAGTCGGAATTCATTCGCTCGCGCTATTAGCGGAGCCGAAAATTAATAAAGCGCAACGCTCGTTCGCCAAAGGGGAGATCGCCCCGGCGCTCCACGCGCGCACCGATGCCGCGGCGTACGATGTCGGGCTCACGAAGTGCCGGAACTTCATGATCATGCGCCAGGGCGGCGCGACCAAACGCCCCGGCACCGAGTACATCGGCCAGATCCGCGACATCACGAAGCGTGGTCGGCTGATCCCGTTCGTGTTCAACGTGCGCGACGCGCTCGAGCTGGAATTCGGGCACCTCACGCTCCGGTTCCTGCAGGACGGCGCCTTCATCGCGGACCCGATCGACCCGACGGAGATCTATGAGATCCTGTCGCCGTACACGGAAGCCGAATTGCCGGCGTTGCAGTACGTGCAATCGGGCGACGTCGTCACGATCGTCCACCCGTCGCATCCGCCGTACGAACTCAAGCGCCTGGCGAACAACGACTGGACGCTGACCGCCATCACCTTTGGCGCCACGATCGCGGCACCGACCAGCGTCGTCGCTGCTGGTGGGAACTGGAAACTGCCGCGCGAAGTGAAGTATGTCGTGACGGCCATCGACGCCTTCGGGGAAGAGTCGCTCGCGAGCAACGTCGCGACGAACCCCAATCCGCCCGGCGAGATTCCGGTCGTCGTCAACGGCTCGTGCCCCGGCGCGGTGACGTTCAACGTCTACCGCTCCGAGCAAGGCGCTGGGGTCTTCGGTTTCGTGGGCTCCGGCGTGCCGACGAGCGATCTCGTGTCGTTCGCCGACTACGGCACGCTCCCGGACTACACGATCCAACCGCCGATCGAGAAGTTGCCGTTCGCGGCGGCTGGGGATTACCCCAGTGTGGTCGCGTACTACCAGCAACGCCTCGTGTTCGCGAACACGAACAACCATCCCGACACGGTCTGGTGCTCGCGCACCGGCCACTTCCACAACTTCAACGTGTCGGTGGTCGTGCAGGACGACGACGCGATCACGTTCCGGCTCGTCTCGGACGAAGTCGACGCGATCCGCCATATCCTGACGGTCGGTCGGATGATCGTCGGCACCGAAGGCGTCGCGTGGATCATCGAAGGCGGCGCCGATGGCGTGCTGACTCCGGTCTCGGTCAACGCCCGTGCCGCGTCGTATGACGGCATGTCGGCCTTGCGCCCCGTCAAGATCGGCGAGCGGATGCTGTTCGTCCAAGCGTTGGGTGGCGTCGTGCGGGAACTTCGGGCCAATGTGCAATTCGGCTCGTACTCGTTCGCGGGTGGCGACCTCACGATCTACTCGAGCCATCTGGTTGACGGCTACACGATCGTCGACTGGGCCTTCCAGCAGGAACCCGCGCATACGTTGTGGGCGGTGCGGTCAGATGGCGTGTTGCTCTCGCTGACGTACATCCCCGACCAAGAAATGCTCGCCTGGGCGCGGCACGATACAAAGGGCTTTATCGAGAACGTGTCGGTCGTGCCCGAAGGGAAAAGCCATTGGGTGTATTGGATCGTCCGCCGGCTGATCAATGGCGCGTATCGGCGCTACATCGAACGCCAGACGGTCTCGGCGATCGTGCCGGTGTTCTCAACCGTTGAGGAGATCGCGGGCACGCCGGGCGGGATTGTCACGCCGCCGCCGCCACCGATCCCGTTGCCCGTCGTCGGGACGCGCTACGTCGTAACGGTGAGCAGCACGACGCCGACGGCGGGATCAACCGTCGAACTCGCCGCGCAGCTCGTGGACGCGGACGGCAATCCCGTCGCCCTTGAAGGCATCACGGGGACGTGGACCAAGACCGGCACGGGCGGCATCCTCTCCGCGAATGGGACGACGAACGATGCCGGCCTCGCCACCGGGTCGCTCGCGGTGTCGTACGACGACGCGGTGAACCACGCGGTGACGTTCACTGACGGCACGGGCCGGTTCGGCATCTCGTCCACGATCAACATTCAGCCGCTCTCCGCGAGCGACCCGACGCTGCCGACGACGTACGACACAACGTATCCGGCCACGCCGGGCACCGTGCATACCGTCAATGGTGGGGACGACTTGCAAGCGGTCCTCAACGCGGCACAGCCGGGCGACGAAATCGTCCTCCAGGCGGGCGCGACGTTCACGGGGAATTACGAGCTGCCCGTCCATCCGCTGCTCGGGCTCGGCGCGGACTTCATCGTGATCCGGTCGGGCGGCGCGATCACTCCCGCCGTGGACACGCGCGCCGTGCCGGCCGATGCGTCGGGCTTCGCCAAGACCATTACGCCGAACGTCGCGCCGGCCTTCCTCGTGCGCGACGGCGCGTCCAAATGGTGGCTGTCGCGCGTCGAGATTTCGGCCACGCCGCAAGGCGGCGGTGTCGATTACAACTACGGGCTCGTGCGGATCGGCGGCGCGGAGACATCGGTCGCGCAACAGCCGTCCGATATCGTCCTCGATCGCTGCTACGTCCACGGCAACACGGTGCAGGTCCAGCACGGCGTGTTACTCAACGGCGTGCGGAACGCGGTGATCGACTCGACGGTCAGTGAGATCCATTGGGTGGGCACCGAGACGCACGCGGTCGGCGGCTGGGCGGGCCAAGGCCCGTTCAAGATCGAGAACAACTACCTCGAAGCGGCCAGCATCAACGTGCTCTTCGGCGGCGCGGACCCGGTCGTCACGAACCTCATCCCGTCCGATATCGAGATTCGCCGGAACCATTTCTACAAGCCGACCGCGTATCGCGGCCTCGGCTACGCCGTCAAGAATCTGCTGGAGTTCAAGAACGCGAAGCGCGTCCTCATCGAGGGCAACGTGTTCGAGAATTCCTGGCCCGACGGACAGATCGGATGGGGCATCATCATCGACTCGATGCAGGGCGGGTCTTTCAGCGCTCCGTGGTCGCAAGTCAGCGACGTGACGTGCCAGTACAACAAGATGAAGAACGTGAGCGCCGGATTCCAAATCTCGGGCGGCCAGACGCCGGCCGGGTCTGGGGTTCCCACCGCCGCGACGCGCATCGTGCTCCGGCATATGGTGTTCGAGAACATCGGCGGCGACGGCGTGTCGATCGGCGTGCAGCTCATCTCGAATCCCGGCCTCGAACTCAGCCACGCGCACGTCTCACACATCACCGTCCTCCGCAACACGGAAGCGATTGGGGCACCCGTGGAAGTCGTCGGCGAAGGCGCGAGCGATATCGTGCTCCGCGACAGCGTCTTCGTGACCGGCACGCCCTACGGCGGAATCTTCAGGGACGGCGGACTCACCGGGGCTCCAGCGCTCGACGCCTTTGCGCCCGGCACCGCGTGGGATGCGTTCGGGAACCTGTTCGTGCACGACGCGGTGAGCAACGAACCGGACGGCAACGCGAGCCCGGCCACGATCGCCGCCGTGGGCTTTGTCGACTACGCGGGCGGCAACTATCGGCTGGCCGTCAGCAGCGCGTACCACAACGCGGCGACGGATGGCACCGACCCCGGCGCCGACATCGACGCGGTTGAGACGGCGATCGCGGGCGTCGTATAACACCCCTCCCATGAGCACAGTGAGCACACGATGACACTCCTCCGACTCGATGGATTCGAAGGCTACGGCGGCGCGCTGGGCCTCGCGCAAGGCTACTCTGGCGCCTCGGCCGGCCTGAGCGTCGGCAACGGGCGCGGGGGCGGGGCCGCGCTCTTTCTCCAGGGCACGACGTTCACGTTCATCACGCCCGACGGGGCGACGAACATCATTCAAGGGTTCGCGCGGAAATCGCTCCTCGGCGGGAACGCGATCGTCCAGATCAAGAGCGCCGTACAGGCCACGGGCTACGCGGATCTCGGCATCGATGAAGTCGGGCGGATCTTCTCCCACAAGATCGATCAGACCGACTGGTTCCGCGTCGACCCGGGAATGCGCCTCGGCGGCGTGTGGCGCTACTACGAACTCGACTTTAAGCTTCACGCCTCGGCGGGGCACATCATCCTCAGGATTGACGAACAGGAAATCGTCAACCTCACGGGCCTCAATACCGCGCAGTCCGCCGGCTCCGAAATCAAGAAGCTGATCTACAACGGCTCGGGCGAGTACTTCGACGACTACTACGTCTGCGACGATCAAGACACGTCGGACGGGTGCACGGGCTTTCTCGGCGACCGGCGGATGTTCAACATCTACCCCAATGGGGCGGTCACCGCCGCGTGGACGCCCAAAACCGTGGGCGCGAACTACCTCCAAGTCAAAGAGACCGCGAACGACGACGACGGCTCGTATGTCTCGACGACGGTCGTTGATACCGAAGACAAGCACGATTATGAGAACACCGGACTCCCGGGCGCGCAGGAAGTGCTCGTCGCGCTCATGACCTCGGCCCGGCGGGATGCGGACTCGGGGCCGCGCCAGTTGACGAGCTTCTTTGATTGCGGCGGCCATCGCCTCGAGGGCGCGCTGCACCAACTGTCCGAGACGTACTACATGGAACAGTTGCGGATGACGAAGCATCCGTTCACGGCCGCGAACCTGACGGCCGCCGACATCGACGCCGCGCGTGCCGGCTACCGGCTGACGGCGTAAGGACACCCAGTGGCCGACGTCGCGCGTGTTAGTCAGCAATTCGGGATCGTTTCGACCGAGCCGGACCCTGGGGAAGGGTTCGTCTCTCAGCAGTTCGTCAATGTCACAACCGCGCCCGATCCCGCGACGGCGATCGTTACTCAGCAGTACATTATCGTCGCGATCGCGAACAACTTTGTGCCGCCGCCGCCACCCGTGGCGATCTCCCCGGCGGCCGTGGGTGCTCGTCGTGGCGCGTTCTACATGGACTCGACGCTCGAGTACGACGGGCGGAATGTCGGCGCCGTCGACGGCTTATTCCCCGGCGTGGTGCTCAACCTCACGGGCGGCACGACGTGGCAGCCCGGCGAAACGCTCACCGTCACCGCGAGCCTCGGCATCTTCACTGCCGACGACGTCGGGAACGTCCTCGTCCTCCACGCGGCGGATGACACGAAGGTGCGGTTCGCCATCACGGGCTTCGTGTCGGCGACGGTCGTCACGGGGATCGTCGACGTGGCGGTGCCGGCCGATCTCCAGGACGCGACGGTCGCCACCTGGGACCGCGCCGTCGATCAAGTCGCGGGCGTCGATCACCTCGAGGGCGAATACCTCGCGATCATGGGCGACGATCACGTCGTCGGCTCGCCGTACAATCCCGCCATCGCGCTCCGGCAAGTCGTCTCAGGCGTGGTCGATCTCGGGGACAACTACACCCACATCTTCGTCGGCCTGCCGTACGTGTCCGATTTGGAAACGCTCGACATCGATACCCCGTCAGGGCCGAGCGTGAAGCAACAACAGGTCGATGTCACGACCGTCGGGCTCATGCTGCTGCAATCGCGCTCGACGTTCGTGGGCGGGCGGCCGCCGTCCGATGATAGCGTCGACCTGTTGGAAGACTTGCTCGAGATGCCGCTGCCGACGGACGCGGACTACGAAACGCTCGCGACGGGCTATCGCGACATCGTGATTCCGAGCGCGTGGGACAAACGCGGGCACGTCTTCGTTCGCTCGGTCGATCCGACGCCGGTGACGGTGCTCGCTGCCATTCCGAACGGTCATTTCCCCCAGACCTGAGACGCTGACATGGGCGCTACGATGGGCATCGCACTGAGCGCATATCAAGGCGTCTCAGGGTTTCAGGGCGCGCAGCGGCAAGCGTCCGCGGCGTCGGCACAGGGCCAGTATCAGAAAACGATCGCGAACGAAAATAGCCGGCTCGCGACGGTGAACGCGCAGGACGCGACGCAACGGGGCCAACTCGAGGAACAACGCGCGCGATTGGGCACGCGGCAACAGATCGGCTCGACGCGGGCAGGACTGGCGGCGCAGGGCGTTGACATCGGGTCCGGGTCCGCGGCGGACGTGCAAGCGAGCGAGGCGGGATTGGGCGAACTTGACGCACTCACGATCCGCAATAACGCGGCGCGCGAGGCGTACGGGTTCAACGTCGAAGCGCAGCAGGCGACGCGGGAAGGGCGGCTCGCGCAGTTCGCCGGGGACCAAGCCGCGGCGGGCTATCGCGCGCAAGGCGTGAGCACGCTCTTGACGGGCCTCGGCAACACCGCCGCTCGGGCGTACTCGTACCAGCACGACCGGAAGGATCTCCGCACGAAGCCCAACCGAGCGCCGTAGCCGATGCCTATTGTTCCGATGCGGTCCGGCGAAGGGGTCGTCTCGCCGGGGCCACTGCCGCGCGTGCGGATCCCGCAGGGCGCTCCGATCGAAGCGTTCGGCGGCGGCATCGCGTCTCAAGCGGGATCGCCGGACCTCTCCGGGGCATTGGGCGCGTTGGACCACATCGCCGCAGAGCAGCAGCGCATCCGGCAGGAAGAGAAAGCGCGGGCCGATCAAGTCGCGGTCACCGACGCGATCGCGCAACGCTCGCAGCACTCGACGTACCTCCTCCACGACCCCGACAAAGGCGCGCTCAACCAGTTCGGGAAGAATGCGTTCGGGTTGCCCGAAGAGGTGCGGGGGAATTACGACGCGGTCAACAATGTCATCCGGAACTCGCTCGCGAACGACGACCAGAAAGCCGCGTTTGATCGCTACGCCGCGAACGATTGGTCGAACGTCAACCTCCAACTCCAGCGGCACGTCGCCGCGCAGCGGCAGAAGTACGACAGCGAAACGTCAGCGTCGCTCGTCACGGCCAAGCGGCAGGAAGCCTTAGCGTCGTTCGATGATCCGTTCACGGTCGAATCGTCGATCGACTACCAAACGGCGGCATTGCGCGACCACGGGAAACGGAACGGCTTGCCGGATGAGATGATCGCCCAGCAGGTCAGCGACGCGAAGAGCGCGACGCGGTACGGCGTGATGCAGCAGATGTTCGACACGGGGAACGACTTGGCGGCGGTCAAGTATTTCAACGACCACAAAGAGGACTTCACCGGCGCCCAACTGGTGAACGGCGAGAAGCAAGTCGCCATCGGTTCTCTGATCGGCGAGTCGCAGCGCCACGCAGACGCGATCGTGAAGACGGCGCCATCGCTCTCTGATGCGTTGAAAGCGACGGAAGCAATCGACGACCCCCGCGTTCGAGACGCGACGGAAACGAGGGTCCGTCGGCATTTCGCGGATGCGGCCGCCGATGAGCGGCAGGACCGCGACCGGGCCTTCATGTCGCTCAGCACGCAGTTGGAGCAGAACCACGGGAACGTCGACCGCCTCAAGACGACGAAAGACTGGCTCGCGCTGACGCCGACGGAACACGACCAGCTCGAGCATCGCGCGAAGCTCATCAAGCATCCCGACGAAGGGCCGGGCGACAACGAAGCGTATTTGACGCTCTTGAACGAAGCGTATTTCAACCCCGACCAGTTCTCGACGCGTGCGATTCCCGGCGAGCAGGGACTGAACGCGAGCCAGAAAGCGCGGCTGATGACGCTCCAGCGCTCCGTCGGGGCGCGTCTGAATAGCGCCGACGCAGCCGAAGCGAAGCCGTTGCTCAAGGCGATCGATGCGGCCAATGCGAGCGGCGACACGCCCGCCATCCCGAAATACGCCAGTGCTCTCAGTTCCGATCCGGCGTTGGACGCCGCGCTCGGCGGCGCGAAGCCAGCAGCCGCGCCGGCGCAGCAAGCCGCACCCGTCGCCCCGCCCAAGCTCAAGCCGCCGACGCCGCACATGTTGCAGGACATCGCACGCCTGGGCCCACACTACGCCGCCTATTTGCGTCTGCACGGCATCGACGCGCCGGATGTCGTCCCTGTGGCGCCTGAGCCGAAGAAGAAGCCGTGACCGCGCCGGTAGCTCCCGTCCGTCCGCTTGGGAATGCGGTTGGGGACATTGATCTCCGAGACCCAGTGCCATCGTCGCGCATTCTCACTGGCGACGAGTGGGAAGCCGCGCAGTACGCGCCGCACCGCGTCGGGCAAGATCCGACGAAGCCGATGGGACCGGGGCGGATTCTGACGGGCGACGAGTGGGAGAAAGCGCAGTCGGCGGGCTCGGTGTCGACGCTCCAATTCCCTGCCCTGCCGAAAGTTGTACAGGATGGCACGCAACGCAGCTACGGTGGGTTCGGGCCATCGTCACCCCGGATGGTGTCGGTATCCGGAGTGGCGCAATCGGATGCAGCCAATCGGCTCAACCCGAACAGTGGTCCGCTCGATCGATCCATTCCCGAGCAACTCGGCGCCGGCGTCCACAATCTCGCACAAGGCTTCGACTACGCCGCGCTCGGACTGGATCCAACGTCAGCCGGCGCAGCGCATGTCGTCGCCGCGCTCGGACGGCAGGTCGTCGAGCCGGCGGTCGAACACCCGCTCGTGACGGCGGCGATGCTCAACCCCGTCGGGGCCGCGATCGGAACCGGCATGGCGGTGCATACGGTGGCCGCGTACGGCTGGCAGAAAGCGCACGAGTTCTTCATGTCGCCGGAAGAACGCGCGAAAGCGGAAGCGGACCCCAACCGGGTCTCCGGCGAAGCGGCCGCGGTGCAAGCCGTCTTCCTCGGGCTCGGCGGACTCGCCGCAGTGAAGCACGTCACCGACTTCGGCAGTGGGATGGTCGAAGCGGGCGCGCAAGGCGTGAAGGCGGCGGATCTCGGGCCAGGGTTCACGCCCGAAGGGATAGACGCGGCCGAGACCGTGCGATTGCAGAAGGAAGTCAATGCCAGCAGTGAAGCGAATCGCCAGACGGCCGCGATGCAGGTCCGGATCAACGCCGAGAACGCCGCCCGTCGGGACGCGGACGCGGCGACGCAGGCAGCGCTCAACGCGGAGGATTTGCGCCAAGAGGAATTGACGCGCCAGGCCGCGCTCCGCGCATTGACGGGCGTTCGTCGTCGGCCCGCTGCCGAAGCCGCGCCGTATTTCGAGACGCCGAAAGGCGCGGAAGTGCTCGGTACCGCCGCCGCGCAACACGGACTCCCCGAAACGTCGAGCCCGTACCCGCCAGAGTCGCCGCAGGATGTGGCGTGGCAAGCCGGACACGCGGCAACGACCGAGACGTTCCCCGAAGGCTTCACGATGGGCGGGGCGCTGACGGACAATCGCATCCCGAGCGACTACACACCGCCGAAACTGCCGCGCGGAGAGCCCGCAACACCAGCAACGCCGAGCGCCCCGGGCGAGACGGCATCGGCCGGCGGTCCGACCTACACGGGGCCAGCGTCGCTCTATGGCCGACTCTCCGACGATGCGCTGGGCGCCGAATACCGCGCCCTCCTCGAAAAGCGCACACAGGAAGAGCCGGTCGCTATGGCGCCGCTGTGGACGCCGGAACGTGAAGCGCGGGCCGTCGAGCAAATCGAAAACCGTCGCCGGCCCGATGGCTCGCTCGCGCCAGCCGATAAAAAGCGGCTCGCCTACTTGCAGCTGGCCGAAGGCGAGATGTACAACGTCGGCCGCCACACGTTCGAAAGCGCGGCCGCCGAGCAACGCCTCAACGCCGTCAACAAGCACATCACGGCGATCGAGAAAGAAATCGGCCTTCGCGGGAAGGACGCCGCGGATTTCGCGCAACCGCCGGCCGCCGGCAACGGTTCCCTCCCTCCGATCGAGGGCACTGGCGAGACGAGAACGCGCGGCCTCGCGACCAGCGTCGAGCAGCGTGCGATCGCGAAAGACGTCACCGACTATTTGGGCGACTTGCCCGAATACCGAACGGTCAACATGGCCGACCAAGCGGCGCAGGCGTCGCAACTGCTCAGCGAGAACCCGGACCTCGCGCGCCAGATCGCGCTCGGCGACGCGCCCGCTCCTCACGGGCTCATCCCAGAAGCCGTCTTCAAGGTCGTCGAACGCAAGGCGCTCGAGGAAGGCGACGTCGCCACGTTGCGCGATCTCGCGTCGGGCGGGCTCACCGAACAAGCGACCACGATGGGCCAGCGCATTGCCGCATTGGCGGACCGTGACCCCGAATCACCAGTGACGGCGATTCAACAAGTGGCGGACGCGCGCGCGGCCCACCTGGGCGACCTCACCGACGCGACCGCGAAGGTGATGAAAGAGATCGAGAAAACGGTGAACAAAGCGAACGGCAACCGGGCGGATATGCTGAAAACGTTGTCGGACTTCGTTGACGGATTGCGCTGCTAATGGCGAACCCATTCTGCTTGATCCCCCAGCACGCCAACGCACTGCTCACGGCGATCCAATCGGGCAAGTTGGACCCCGCGAAGCTGATGAACATGACGAGCGAGGCACGACGCGCCGAGTTCGCGAAGCATGTCGGGGAGACGAGCGCCGAACGGCTCAATACCTCGTTCGAAACGAAGTTGCTGCTCAAGAACCAACAGCAGGGGCTCAAGAATTGGGTGCTCCAAGCGACGAAGTCCGGCTCTCCCGTCCAGCGCGAATTACTCGCCCGTGTGGATCGGATGGACGCGCGCATTCTCACGCCAGCGACGCGACAAGAGTTTCTCGCGGACCTCGCGAAGCAAAAGCTCGGCGTCGGCGTGACGATGAACGAAGCGGGACAGATCGCATCGCTCGCCAAGAACGTCGCGACCGAGAAGGCGGCGGGGAATTGGGACGGCTACTTGGACGCTCGAGCGGCGTTCCGCGAATACGTCGCCGGGTTGCAGGGTCACGGTCCGATGACGATCCCGAGGGGGATCGCACAGCTCGCGCGCGCGAGTGCGCTCTCGTGGCCGACGACGATCGTCAAACTCACGTCGATCGCGCTGAGCCGCGTCGTGACGACGCCCGTCGAGGACGCGATTGCGATGGGCGTCTCGAAAACACTCCCCGGCTTGGCTGAAGGCGCGCCCCGGTTCGGTACGACGTCGCCGGCAGTCGCACTCAAGGCGGAAGCCGCCGCGCAGTCCGCGATGTGGACCGACGGCATCATCGATTCGGGCCGGATGCTGATGAACAAAGCGTCGCGGCTCGATCTCGCGCACTCGGACAAAGCGCAGGCGCATGCGTGGTACGAGTACTTCGGCTCGATTCACGGCGCGCTCAAAGAACCCATAAAACGCGCCGAGTACGCGCGCTCGCTCTACCGTCGCACCGTCGAAGCGGCCGGTCGTGGGGAAGACGTCAACGATATGACGGTGCGGCTGCGGCTGTCGACGGAAGCGTACAAGGACGGACTGCGTGCGGTGTCGATGCAGGACAACCGCGTCGCGAGCGCGTGGAACTCAGGGCTCCGGCAACTCGAAGCGGTGGATCCGGCGACGGGCAAGGCGAGTCCGGTCGGCACGATGCTCGCCGCGGCGGCTCGGACGGAAATGCCCGTCATGAAGGCGCCGACGAATGTCGTCGCGGAAGCGTCGCAGTACATCGGCGGCATCCTCACCGGCCCAGCGAAAGCCGCGTGGGCGTACGCGAAGGGGATTGAGGATCTCAAGCCGGTCGAGCGCGACGCGATCATCCGCGAAATCAGCAAAGGCGCGGTCGGGGCGGCGATCATGGGCCTCTACTACTTCAAACACGATCAAGTCGACTTCGGCGGCTACTACCAACAGGGCGAGCATCGGAAGCCGAACGACGTCAAAGCGGACGAGTTGCGGATCTACGGCGTCAACGTCCCGAAGCAACTGATTCATCACCCGATGTTTCAGGCCGCGCAATTTGCCGCAACGACGGCGAAGGTGTCGGCCTCGAAACTCAAGAAGAGCGACCACGATCCCGTTGGTGTGGCGAGTGCCCTCGGTGCAGCCGCCGTGGGGCTACTTGACCAAGTGCCCATCCTCGGCTCGGCCATTCAGGACGTTGAGAAACTGAAGACGCCAGCGACGCGGGATGATTTCCTCGCGAACAAGACGGCGAACATCGCCGTGCCGGGGATTGTGCAATGGGTCGCGAAGAAAGCTGACCCTGAGGCGGATCGACCGCGCAAGCCGAAGGGGCTCGTGCAACATCTTGAGGCGAATCTCCCGGTGTTGCGCGAGCGCGTCCCCTTCAAGCCGAAGCACTAGATGCCGCCCCTCACGAATGGCCGGCTCCCGAAGAAGGTCGTCACCGAGCGCATCATCGAGGAGACGTTGCGGCGGATTCGCCTGGAGCAGGCCACGCCGGGCGGTGGGTCTGGCGGCACGGGCGGAACGGGTGACACGACGCTGACCGGCCCCTTCGTCCCGACGCGGATTCTCGCGGGGACAACGTTTACCGTGCCCGCCAACATGCAGTGCTGTGCGGCCTTTCCCATCGTGGTCGAGCCCGGCGCCACGTTCGACCTCATCGGCTCCTTCGCGTTCGTGAACTAACCGAGACGAGTTATGTCACAATTCCAGATGTACGAATTTGTCGCGGCGGATGTCACAACGCCGCCGAACGGCGCGGTCATGTTGTTTATCGACGCCGACTCGGGCTATCCCGCGTTCAAGGATTCGACCGGCGCGGTGTTCATCCTCACGAGCGCGGCCCTGACCGCTCTTGCCGCCGTCAGCGGCGCCGCCGATACCGTCGCGTACTTCACGGGCGCCAGCACGGCCTCGACGACGGCCCTCACGACGTACGGCCGGACACTCATCGGGCAAGTCAACGCCGCCGCCGCGCGGTCAGCGCTGGGGCTCGCGATCGGGACCGACGTACAGGCATGGGACGCCGAGCTGGCGGCGATCGCGGCGCTCGTCTCGGCCGCCAACAAGATCATCCTGTTCACGGGCTCGGGGACGGCCTCGCTGCTCGACTACTCGACGAGTAGTGCGCTGGGGACGAGCGATACGACGCTCGTGAGCCAGCACGCCATCAAAGACGCGATCAGCGCGGCGGTCGCTGGGCTCTCGTGGAAGCAAGCGGTACGCGCCGCGACGACGGGTGCCGGCACGCTCGCGACGTCGTTCGAGAACGGCGACACGATCGACGGCGTGACGCTCGCGACGGGCGACCGGATTCTCATCAAGAATCAGTCAGCGGGCGCGGAGAACGGTATTTACGTCGTCGCCGCGAGTGGCGCGCCGAGCAGGGCCACCGACGCCGACTCAGGTGCGGAGATGGTGAACGCCTCCGTGTACGTCTCAGAAGGCACGGTGAACGCCGACACGCAGTGGACGTGCACCGCGAACGCCACGATCACCCTCGGCTCGACGTCGCTTGTCTTTAGTCAACTCTCAACTGGTGGAGCGCCAAGCGGCGCGGCCGGCGGGGATCTCTCCGGCACGTATCCGAATCCGACCGTCGCGACCGTCGATGGTGCAGCGGTGCAATCCGGAACGGTGCCGGCGGCGCGCCTCGGCTCCGGCTCTCCTGGCAGCACAACGTTTCTGCGCGGAGACGGCGCATGGGCGTCTATCGTCGGCGGTGGCGCTGGTTCGACAACGCCGGGCTGGCTGGCGGATCATCCCGATAACGAACCGGCCTCACCGAACGTGGCCGATGACGAGTTCGGTGGCACGCTCTACGCCGCCGAAACGTCGCTTGATACGGGCGGCACGCGGTTCACGAGCGCGACCGCTTGGGCGTGGGTGAACCAAGGTACCGCGACGGCGGTCCTCGCGGGCGGCGTGCTGCGACTCAAGTCGCTCGCGCATAGCGGCAACGATATCAAGATGATCATGCAGACGATCCCCGCTGGGACGTGGCGCTATCGGGCGAAGGTGAGCCATATCGCGTTCGGGGCGACCGCCTCGATGGCCGTGCAAATGGTGCTGCGCCAGTCGAGTTCGGGAAAGCTTACGGCGATCAATCTCTACTACTCGGGGAATTACAACCTGAGCGTGAGCAACTATACCGATCCGACGACCTATAGCGCGGACGTCGTTTCACCGACCGCCGCCGCCAAACCGAGCGGCTGGTATTTGGAGATTGAAAACGACGGCACGAACTACATCTACCGCGCGAGCCCTGACGGTTTCGCGTACTTCACGCTCGGCACGCAGGTAAAGACCGCCTTTCTCACGACGACCGGCGCGGATCAAATCGGCATCGCGGCGGATTCCAATAACGGATCGTCCCGCGACCTCGTGGCGCAGTGCGAGTGGTTCCGGCGCGTCGCGTGAACGAGCAGACGGGCGCCATAACCGTCGCCGAGGTGCGCTTCTCGAATATTGCGCGCGCGGTCAGTTACGCGACCGCGACGTATAACAACGTCTCGTCCCCCGGCAGCTTCTACACCGTCACCTAGTCACCTCAGCGTTGTGCTCTCTCTCGGCTCGCCTCACGGCGGGCCGTTGTCGTTTCACTCCTTTTCACCCTCGGAGGTTCGTATGTCGCTCCTCGATCTCCTCATCGTGCTCGTGTTCTTCGTCCTCGTCGCGCTCGCGAAAATTGCGCTCACGCCCTACAGCCTCGCCGTTCTCGTGCTGCTCCTCTGCGTCGAGCGAGTGCTGAAGGGTGAACGGCTCTAGGCCGTGGGGTTGGCTCCGGGAACGCCCGACGACGGGTTGCTCTGGGATTTCCTCAAGACCGCTGGCGGAATGCTCGTCGGCGTGGTCGTCACGATCACCAGTCTCCGCGTGTGGCGGAAAGGCGTGGACGGGAGACTGGCGTCCCAGGAAGCACGACTCGCGGACCTCAAGAACGACCGCACCGTGGGGCTGATGCAGCTCGAACGGAGGCTGAGCGAGCGCGTGATTGAACTCGAAAACGAGTTCGCGTCGTGGCGCCGGCAGAACGACCGGCGCCAGATCTTCATCCTCGAAGTCTTGTCGGACATCGCCAACAAGGTCAGCGCCGATCAGCGCATGAAGG